ATACTTTTCATAAAATAAATTGTGATGAAGATGTCTGGACAATACAAGCTGGTTTTGTCAAAACAAATAAAGTGCGTATCAAAATTGATAATAAAATTTATGCACATAAAAGAATATTTACAACAGGGGGTATAGATGAATCTCATAGTTGAGGAGATTAAACAAGATTGGGATATAAAAATTTGCAATCAAAAAAAAGAAATACCTTATTTAGTCATTGATAATTGGTATACCCAAACAGAATTAGAAGCAATATGGTATGAGTTAAATATGTATCTAACTCAACCTACTTATGAAAAAGCAGAGAATACAATCGTTGCAAAAGATGATGATGGTATAGCAAAATCAAATGCAAATAGATTTCATATATGGGATTTTTATACACAGAAAGGCATGCTTATGTCCCCTATTCTAAGGGCTATGTACAAACAAAGAAGTGCAGAGTTTAAAGATATTATATATGAAACCATGCCGCTACATCACAATAACTTTATCAATACTAATACTGATGCTACCTTTGTAGGTTACTATGATAAGAACCATCACTACAAACCACACTCTGATAGCGTACAATTTACTTGTTTAATATGGTTATACAAAGAACCAAAACAATTCTTTGGTGGTAATACTAAGCTAGTTCCAATAGATGCAACAATAGAGTGCGTATCTAATAGAATGTTATTTTTTCCAAGCTATATTCAGCATGAAGTAACAGAACTAAAATCTAAAACTTACATAGAAAAAGGGTATGGGCGTTTTGGTATAACGCATTTTTATAATTGGGAAAACAAATGAGATATTGGATATTAATATTTTTAGTTGGCATGCTTCTTGCACCAGTTGTATATGCAGCAGATACCAATATCAGATATAAAGACATGCCTGTATCCCCACCCTCAGTACCTTCTATACAAGGTTCGTATGGCGGTAGTGATGTATGTTCAGTCTCCAGGGCAGGTGGGGTAAGTGCAGGATTCTTAGGATTTTCAGGAGCATATCAACAGCGTGATATGAATTGTGAGCGCATCAAACTTTCCAGGGCTTTAGCACAGCTAGGGCTTAAAATTTCTGCCACTGCTATTTTATGTCAAGACCCAAGAGTCTTTGTTGCTATGGTTTCAGCAGGGTCGCCATGCCCTGTCAATGGAAAGATAGGAGATGAAGCAATCAAAGAGTATCGTAAACGAGGTATATTAGATGAGAATAATAATCTTATTGTGTCTGGTAATGTGGCAACAGGTAGCATCAGCAGACCAAACCGAGACAACTACGGACAACCTACTGAGTAATGGAGATTTTAGTTCAAGCTTAGATTCCTGGACTATAGAAGACTCAGATAAAATTAAGTATGACAGCAGATGTTATGGAGACCTATGTCAATCAGTTCGTTGGTCAGGCAATCTAGGTAAAACTATATCCCAAACCATAGATAATTTAGATGAAAATTATATTATTAAAAATGTCAATGTATCATTTACAGCACTTGGCTGTAACAATGTGGCAAACACTAGCACTTGGTGTAGTCAGGGTACAGATTATGATAAAGTCCAGGTAACAATAAATCTATCTGATGGCGTAAACCAAGAGAATCTATACCTAGAACAAGAGTTAGATTACAATGATGGTACATTAGATTATGCATTAACAACCTCAACACTAGACTCCTGGCTTACTCAAGATACATCAATTAATTTTGGTATGACTGGTATAGATACTGGTAACTGGTCTGGTCAGTTTGGCCCTATCGTAGATAATATAAATCTTAATCTTGACCTGGAAACATACACTCCTGTAACAGTTGAACCTACTGTTGAACCACAAGTTGTAGTAGATATTGAACCAGTTGTTGAGGTTATAGAAGAAGTAACTATGGTAGAAGGCCTGGATTTAGATACTGAGGTAACACTTGATATCATTAATGACATGGATATGATTGCTCCTATACCAGAAGCAACTGTATCTGCTATACCAGAAGTAGACATGGCATCAGTAGAAGTAAACATGGACATGGATATGGATATGGACATAGATGTAGAAATAGATATGGAGGACATGGAAATTGAAGAAGTGGAACAAACAGAGCAAACAGAAGAAATCGTATCAGAGGAGACAGAGATTGAGACAGCTAGTAATGAATCAAGCAACATACAACAACCAGGAGGAAGTGATGGTAAAGAAAGCAGCAAAAAAGAAAGTAGTAAAAAAACAGCAACCAAGTCAAAAGACAGTAAGTCCAGTAAACCTACCGCTGTTGCAAAGACTAAAGCTAAAGCTACTAAGTCTAAGAGTAGTACTACTAAATCTCAGGCTAAAGATACAAAAACTGATGGGCAGCTAAACCAGGCAACCCTACCAGTTGAGTATTTGCAAATAATTACTGAAAGTATTACTATTCAAGAAACAATATCCTTGACACAGGAGATGATATATGGAAGCCAGCAAGAGTATAACCTTAACACCAGCGGTATTACTGTCGCTGGTCTTGACAATAATTCCAGCAGCAGGTGGCGTAATCTACAAGATGAGCGCAAACGATTCAAAGCTCCAGTCTATAGAAAAAAAAGTCAGTAAGTTCAAAGCAACTGATGTATCTTCTTTGATTGAGCGTATCGCAACTTTAGAAACTGAAGTTAAAAACTTGTCAGATCAAATAGATAATGTAGACCAAAGCATATCAGATGTTGAAACAAACTTGAGTGATTGGACAGAGAAAGAGTTCAGTAAGGTTTACGATATCTTGAATGATAACCCACTAGGAAATTGATATGGGTATACCTATGGAACTATTATCAATGGGAGCATCAACAGTCATTGGTGGTGTCCTATCAATAATGGCACAAAAAGGAAAAGACAAAGCCCAGGAACAACAAATGCTCATGGCAAGAGCAGGTTTCCAATCTAAGCAATTTGATAAAGCTCGTAATGTACAAGATGCATTTACAAAAAATACTCGTAGATGGATAGCCCTTATGTGTGTAATGGCAATCATAGTACTGCCAAAACTAGCTCCTTTCATAGACCCCAGTCTAAATGTATATGTTGGTTATACCGAAGCCGTTACCTCTGGCTTCTGGATATTTAGCAGTAGTACTGATATGACCTTATGGAAGCCCCTTGATGGTCTCGTCATTACACCTTTAGATACTCATGTAGTATCCAGTATCATTGGCCTGTACTTTGGAGGCAGCTTGGTAAGACGATGAAGTTTGATTTCAAAACAGCTTTGGTTATGTTGTTACCTATGATAGGGGTAGCTGTTGCCTGGGGTGCAAGTATGCAGCGCATAGAAAATCTAGAAACAAAACAACAAGAATTAGTTACTGTTAACCAGTTAGAAACTGTAAAGACACAACTAAAATATGTTGAACAAACTACTAATGAGAACAAAAAACTATTGCTTGAAATTTTAACTCATTTAAAATAGTAGGTATGAAAAAGGTAGTCAAAGAACATTATGAGAAAGTAGCCTCACTTGGTTGTATTGTATGTAGAAAGATGGGC